CTCTCTAACGACTTCAAGGGGAAGCTTTTCGAGGACGTTGTGATGATTCAAGCGGCAAAGATGAGTGGAGAGTCTGGTAGCATGTCGGAGGCGTCAGAGGGGCTTAGAAAGCGTCTGGTGGATGGTAAGGATATGGCGGAAGCTGAATTTGACCATTTGGAAACTATCCTCATGAGTGATGAGTTTGAAGGTTTAGTGGATTTTAATGAATTGGACGCGCTGGGAATCCCTAAGGAGGAAATATTGCGTCTTGCTTTACGCCAAGCGGGCGCCCACACGGAAAACTTCTTCCGTACTTATAACCTGCTTACACCGGGACTTGTTATAGGGACATCTCGCCCATCCAAAGAAAGTAAACTCGGCGAGAAAGCAGATATTGATATAGAATTAAATCCCGACATGATAGGTTCTATACCGGCTAAGTTGCGAGGTCAGGTGACAATTAGACCTGATGGGACTGCCGTTCTTAGAACTTCAGAGAAATTTTATAAAAATTTGCAAGTATCCACGGGCATGGGAAGTGTGTCACTTCTGAAAGTATTCGACCCAACACATCCGGAAGCAGACGAGGCTACGGCGTTGTTAGATTCTCACCTGGACCGTATGCTTGAGTCTGGTGTTCTAAGTCGCGCTGACTCACAAGGAGTACGTCAAACGCTTGAAGCTGATAGAGCCGCATTTAAGGAATGGGAGAAACGGTTTACTAGGATGACCGAGGCGGATAGAGCTGACTGCTTGGATTATGTTAGAACTGAAAGTGAGAACCCCACCCCGGAATTCCCCACCTTTGAGGCACGGGAAGCGTATATTCAGGAACTAGAGGATTTAAGAGTTTCTTTAATGCGTCCTAATTTTGGGGCGGGGAAAAAAGATAAGGTTACTCATGATGATAGTGGAAAAGCCACAAAAGGAGGAACACCAATCCCTGATGAAAGACAGGCGGCTCTGAGATTGTGGCAGTTAGATAGGATGGCTAGACAGCAAGCTGACCCTGCCCACTACGGTAGGAACACGGCATTGATTGACACTGTATGTTCTGTAGGTACCTTTGATGACGAAGCTATTATGCGAGGGTGCCCCGGATGGCTTAGCATGGGAAGTAACCATCAACTCCTGGACAGTATTGCAGCTGGTTTATTTAATGAAGAATTCAAACCTAAGTTTAAGCTTGGGGGCTCTTCCATAGTTAACGAGCAAGGTGAGACTGTATGGAATAACGTGTCACGCGCCAAAACTACAGAGGGTTTGCGAAAGTTTATAGGCGAAGGGTCATTAACTAGCAAGGGCTTACAACTCCTTTTAGAAACAATAGGCTCCGCCCCGACCGAGCTACCTCCAGTAGAGTCCGAGGAAGGAGAAGAGGGAGAAGAAAAGGAGTTACCCGAAGGTGTAGATGGACTAGAACGCGGCGTTTTGGATGACATCCTCAATAAGTTACCTTCTATCGAGACAGATAAGATTGTACGGCGAGGCTCTCGGTTAGTTCAAATGCTTCACCCGTTCTGTTTAAAGATTAAAGCGGGTAAGAATGAATACGAAGGCGGTTATGCCAGCCAGTCCAAGGCTTTGGATGCCTTAGATACAATTAGGACTATGGCAAAGCAATACGGGGATAAGCTAACCGCACATGTGTATGATTACGATTCTGATAGAACTCTTAGTTGAACCAGTGCTCTATAGGAAGGCTTAGAACATCCTTCAGCAAGTAGATGTAGTAAGCCCCTCGAACGTCTAAGAAATTATGCAGTTGACGGTAGGGAGTTTCTACGATAACTAATTCTTGTTGTCGATTCTTTTTGTAAATCACCATCCACTCGCGCTTGGCGCGTGCTGCATCAGTTTTTGCTTGAAGGATGAACTTATAGAAATCAGACTTGAGTTTAAAGATATCGTCTAGATTGACATCGTACCCATTTTTGCATTCTATAACATATTTAAAGTTTTCAGGCGTTATCAGGTCCCCATGGACTATAAGATGTTGTGGGAGTTGATGGGTTGAACCAAAAGCTCCCGAGCCTGGAGTTCTACTAAAATCAGTAGTGTTAAAGCGCTCGTTCAACGTCTGAGCAATCTTCCGTTCGAATGTAGCTCCTTTCCGTTTGCTGTTGACTCTGGGTTTTTTCCCAAACTCACCTTTGTGTAAGATTTTATTTAAGTCTGACATAATACACTATGAAAGTCGAAAAAACTGAATTTCGTTTAAATACTGATGGTTGGAAATTTAAAGCCAACTTTGGAGCACGTAGAATGAAACTGTACATCAAATTAACTAAACCTGAAACCGAGAGGTGGCAGATGATTAAATCCGCTGTAATGGGAGATGACGGTAAATCCGTCATGTCTGACGATGCCTTCGCCAAGGTTCTTTTCTTCCGTGGCATTAATGGATTCATGGAAGACGTGAATAAAGCCGTGGATGAAATGGACGATGCCGAAAAAGAAAGGATGCTAGAAGAGGCAGAGAAATCTGTTACTGGCGAAAACATTATGGAACTCTCACAAATCCCTACACCCAAGGCAAGTGATGAGAACACTGCAGACGCTGACGTATAAAGACGAAGGCATTCTTAATAATCTTCTTCGTAATAAGAAAAAAGAATCGTTTGTGATTCTCTACCACTCTGAGTGGGATGTCTATTCAAACAAGATTGTGGATATTGCGAAGAAGCACTGGGTCACTGCTGAGGGTGACGAGCGCTGCTTTGTTGTTTCTAGCTGGCAACTCCCTCACGCCTTTGCCGCTTTTGCCATCACCTGTGCCCCTTGCGTGGTGGAGGTTAAGAAAGGCAAGGTGTTCGTACATACGGAATACCCCACCGTTCATGATTACGTCATGAACCTGAGAGGGAAGAGGAAGAAGAGGGGTTAAACTTATCCTCAAAAGGATTGTTAACAATGCGCTCACCTGTAATGACCTCTCGATATGCTATCAACTTCTCTTGGTACTTTTTGTTTTTCGTGTACATTAACTTGAGATTATTGACGATGACGGTGGTAAAATAATTGAATGCTGACCCGCTTCTAGGCTTAAAGTTCTTTAATGTCTTGAACACTAACATAAAGCACTCCTGCTTCGCGTCATCAAAATCAACTTTAAATTTAAAAGAAAGCAAAATGTTTGAAATCAATGTATCAAATAAACCAACTAACTCTTCCTCATATTCATCGGGCACATCCAAGTATCCGAGGATTACGGTCTCGAATCTTTTGTTGTCGATATAGTGATTTTTCTTTTTAGCCATAACACATTATAGAACATGGATATAGATGATATCATAAAAAGTTTTGAAAAAACTGAAAGTCTGCATCGAGAAGCTGTAGGGTCGGAACCAATTTTGTTTATTCACGACTCTTGTGTAGTACAAAGAGGACAGACGTACGACTTTAAAGACGATGAGTACTCTATCTTAAGAAAACTTCTGGACAGCTCTAAGTTACCAGACGACTCTTATCAGTTTACCGCCGCCATTAAGCAGGTGGGCATGCAGGAAAAGGATGTAACTACTGAGTTGATTCACGATAATCGTCCTCTGTTAGAAGAAGATATTAAACTTGCTGCCCCGAAACTAATTTTCGTGTTAGGGAACCTCGCGATGAAAACACTTCTTCGTAAGTCGGGTATAACCAACAAGCGTGGACGTGAATTTTGGATTACTTTAGACGATGAGAAAATCCCTGTCGTTCCTTTGTATCATCCTTTTGTGTTGTATTCAGAGCCTAAGGTACGGGAACTATTCGTGCAGGATATAGATAACGCTTACAATAAATTTATCCTCAAAACTAATAAGTTGGCGGCGTCTACATATCAACTACACAATAATGTTGATGAGGCTCTTAAGGCACTTGACCAAGCGTTGCTTAAGGACTGTGTTTCAATAGATATCGAAACAACGGGATTGGATTATAAAAAAGATAAGATAACGAGTATCGGCGTGGCAACTGGCAACAAAGAAGCTTTTGTTATCCCTATACACCACAGGGAGTCCGAGCTCTCTGATGCTGACTTAGAAAGGGTTCGGAGTTCTCTTGATACTCTTTTAGAGAATGAGAAGATAGGGAAAGTGTTCCATAATTGTAAATTTGATTTGAAATTTCTTAAAAATTGGGGCTGCGAAACCTTTAATAACATACACGACACGCAGATTATGCACTCGTTAGTTGATGAGAACAAGCCTCACGGTCTTATGGACATTGTAAAAGAATATTGGGCTAGTGAGCTTGAGGAATTTTAACATGAATAAAATAAAAGCAGAATACATTTGGCTGGACGGTCAAGACTACCCGATGCCTCACCCGCGAAGTAAGGTTAGAGTTTTGGACATGTCGGAGCCCCTGGATTTGATGCACTTCCCAGAGTGGTCATTCGACGGCGGTAGTACGGGTCAAGCCGGTCTCCGCGATTCGGATGTTACTTTAAAGCCCGTGCGCCTTTATACCAACCCACTCACAGAGAACGGGGTGTTTGTACTGTGTGAGGTCATGACTCCTGAGGGTCTCCCTCATGTTAGCAATCATCGCAGCATTTTGAGACACCTGTCCGCATCAAAATGGGAAAACGCCGATGATATGTGGTTTGGGTTTGAGCAAGAATATACTTTATTTATAGATGAGGACACTCCATTGGCATGGGCAAACGGAGAACCACAAAAGCAGGGTAATTACTATTGCGGAGTTGGTTCTGAGCATGCTTTCGGTCGCGAGATAGTAGAAGCGCACCTGGATGCGTGCCTAGAGGCAGGAGTAGACCTGTACGGCACAAACGCTGAAGTTATGCCCTCTCAGTGGGAGTTTCAAACGGGTCCTCAGAACTCTTTAAAAGCAGCCGACGACCTGTGGATGGCTCGTTATATCTTAGAGCGTATTTGTGAACAACATGGAGTATATGCCTCATTTCACCCAAAGCCAGCCCAGGGGGAATGGAACGGGGCTGGTTGCCACACTAACTTCTCAACTAAGAGTATGAGAGAAGACTCGGCGTATCTCGTAGAAGCTATTCACAGACTTGCCTCTCGTCATGAGGCTCATATGGCAGTTTATGGTGAGTATAACGACCAACGTATGACGGGCGACTGCGAAACCTCTAACTTTAAAGAATTCACCTCAGGTGATTCGGATAGAGGCGCTAGTATCCGCACTCCAATTAGCACTGCGAAGAATAACTTTTGTGGGCACTTGGAGGACCGGAGACCTGCCGCAAACATTGACCCGTATAAAGTGTGCTCTCGTATTATCAAATCCGTTTGTTTGGATTTAGATTAATGAAAACACCGAACTTTTTGAGTTCTCCACCCAACATTTTGAATCAGATAGCCATAGGATTATACAGGGGGATGTAATATGAGTGTTGACTCTCAGGGACGGACCGCAACTCTAAATGGAGCTAAGTTTGAGGACCAGATTGAGGACTCTATTTGCGAATTGCTAGAGATAGACTCTGCGAAATGGACGGAGAAGGATTACGATTCCAAGAAAGGCACAGAGGTTTTATGGAAGAATGTGCCTTACGAGAGCATCTATGGAACTAAATGTCGTAGCGAGTTTTTGCTAGCCTACGATAATCGAGAAATACGTATAGAATGTAAATCACAGGAGTCCTCCGGCAGTGTGGATGAAAAGCTGCCATATCTTGTGCAAAACTTCACGGAAAAAGTTCCGGAGAAAGAGACTATTATAGTTCATCACGGGGATGGTTTTCGAGCGGGCGCTATTAATTGGCTGAGAGAGGCTTGCGAAGGGACTAAGTGTAAAGTATTCACGCCCACTCAATTCATTTTCCACATCGCCACTCTAAAACATGCTAACAATAACCAAACAAGCTAAGAAAGACCCGGACTTCTGGGCAAACATGCCTCTCGATGATTTAGCCTTTGGCAACGCCATGGACTGTGATTTTACGCTTCGTGCTTATCACGTTTTGCAAGAGGAGATGAAGAAGAAGAAGGTTAACTTTGTATATGATAACCTCTTAAAGGACATTGCAGTTATTCTGGGCATGGTTGAGAACTTTGGAATACAAGTGGACACCGACCATCTAAAGGAACTTGATGAAATCTTACAAGTTGAACTAACAAGCCTGAAAGAGAAGTTACAAGAGTTATCCCCAGTCGATGACATCAATCCGAACTCTACCATAGAGATGGGGTCTGTTATATTTACATCAGAGGGTTTTGATTTAACACCGACCGAGTTTTCTACTAAAACGAAAATGCCTCAAATCAGTGATGCTCATTTAACATCTGTTATAAAATCCACTACTGATGCAAAAGCTTTGGAGTTTATTAAAACGTTACTGAAGTATAAGTACCGCACTAAACAATACAGAACATACGTTAAAGGTGTGGAAAAGGCGATAGAGTATAACGAGGATGGGAGAATATATTCTAATTATAATTTTGCCACTGTAGTAACGGGACGTTTATCCTGTTCTACGTATAGCGTAGGCTCCAATAAAAAAGGTGTTTCCTTTCATACACTTCCACGTCCTGACGACACGGACGCGGTCAATATTAGGAAGCTGATGAAAGCTGATGACGATAAAGCATTTCTAGCCGCCGACTTCTCTCAAGCCGAACTTCGGGTATTAGCACAATGTTGTGGGGATAAGTATCTTATAGAGGCTTTTAACTCAGGACAGGACTTACACCGATTCACAGCGTCGTTGGTATTTGGTAAGAAGCCAGAAGACGTAACCAAATCGGAGCGTCAGATTGCTAAATCAGTAAGCTTCCTTATTGTGTATGGAGGAGGTCCGAAAAAACTAGCGGAACAGATAGGACGTAGTGTTGGATATTGTAAAAGTATTTTTAAAGCCTACCAAGATTCGTTCCCTAAGGTATTTAAGTGGATTCAGGAAGTTCATAAGTTTGTGAGGGATAATGGGTACGCGGTTAGTCTTTTTGGACGTCGACGACACCTACCTAATATTAACAGCCCGATTAAATCCTATCAGTTTAGAGCATTGCGACAAGGTATGAATTTTGTTATTCAAAGCTCTGCTTCTGATTTAATGTTGCATTCAATACGTCGTTTGGAGAAATATAAAAAAGTTTCTGGAGTATCCTTTGATATTCTAGCCACCGTTCACGATTCCGTGGAGGTGCAGTGTGACGTTGCCGACGTAGAAAAGGTAGCCCAACTACTTAAATATGTGTTACCTATGTCCGAAGACTTTAAGGATATGTATAACATTGATTTCAAGGTTCCCTTTGAAGTTGACGTAGAAGTCGGGTCTTCTTTTGGAGACCTAATCGAGGCTGAGTTCACCCCGGAGGGGGCTTTACTTAATGCCAAAGAAATTCAATCATTCTTCCAAAATGTATCGAGCAGTACTTCTAACTGACCTGCACTTACGGTCCGACTACCTGCCGGGATACTTAGACGCTCAGTTAGAGACTTTTACCAAGCTTGTAAACCGCAAACCGCCTGACGGGGTTATTATAAATGGTGATATTTTTCATAGACGTAATCCGCGTGGGGCTGAGTTATTAGCATTTAGGCGGTTATTGGAAGGCTTAAACACGCGGGAAATTTTTATTAATCGCGGTAACCATGATACTATAGCTAAAGATGGCTCAACAGAAACAACACTCTCTCTTTTCTCTGATATTGCGACTGTACTTTCAGAGACTACAACTGTGCGTCTTGGGACCGCTGATTTTGATTTTATTCCCCACTTCGAAGATGAATCAAAAATTGTTCGAGACCTCAAATCCAGTAAAAACCACATCTTCGGACACTGGGGCTTTGATGGCTGCGTGGCTAATGGTGCTTATGAGTATGCTTCTTATATTAAGAAGTCTCATATTGGTACTAAACGCTTTGCGTTTTTAGGGCATATACATAAGCCTAAACAATATGGAAAAAATGTTTTTGTCCTTGGAACTGCACACTCGACTTCTTTCGGTGAAGCTAATGCCCAAAAGTTCGTTCACGAGCTGCTGGTCAGAGATGGAGTGGTGGAGGTGGTACGTAAGCCGGTTGATTTCGGTATACGTCACGTTGCCGCTACGCTTGATACGCTTGAAGCTTGTGCGTCCCGTTTCCGCTTTGATAGTTTCTTTACCATCCTACGCGTTAAAATGGACCATTTGGATTCTGGAACGGAACGCCAACTGGTGGATAAGATTCTGGCAAAGCATAACGTCAAACACTTGGAGGTGGTGTTCGAGGACGTATTACCTAAGTATGAGGCTTCTCATATTGATTACGATGAGCTTCTCCAGCTGGATGAGTCGGTAATTGAGCAGTACATTGAGAATTCTTCTTCAATCTTCTCTAAAAAAGATTTGCTGAAAGCGTTGGAGGAGATTAGAAAGTATGAAGCTTAATACCATTAAGATTGAGAATTTCCTCTCCATTAAAGAGGCTACGATAGACTTTGAAGATTTCTCTGAATTAGTACGGGTGGTAGGTGTTAACACCGATACCAAACCTAAGTCTTCTAACGGTGCTGGGAAGAGTTCTATTATAGAAGCTATTACGTTTGCGTTATTTGGGAAAACTATCCGTAAGACTACAGAGAAGAGTATAACAAACAGTTATACGAAGGGTAAATGTCGTGTTACTATCACAGTGAACGACAATGTAGTAATTGAACGTACCAAAAAACCTCCGATGCTTCGTGTAAATGTGGACGGAGAAAACTACACTCAAGAAAGCATACAGGTTACTCAGAAATACCTAGAGAATTTTCTAAACATAAACCAGTCCGTCTTTCTTGCATCTATTGTGTTTGGTCAAGGAGTGGCAACAAACTTTCTTACGGCGTCAGCAGATGAGAAGCGGAATATCATCCAGAACTTCCTCAACGTATCGGATATATTTAAACAGCGAAGTAGGATTAAAAGTTTAAAGTCTGGGTATTACAATGATAAGAAAGTGGCGAACACGCTTTTAGAGGATAGCAGCTCCAGTATGGACAAGCTTAAGCAAAAGAAAAAAATTCTTATGAGTACTGTAAAGGAGGCAACCGTTGTTTTACGTTCTGATAAGGCTGCATTTGTAAAGAAGCATAGTATTGCTGAGATACAGGAACTCGAACGGGAATACCGAGAGTTAGAGGTTAGGTACACAGCCGCTTTGCAGAGAAAAAGTGACAGTGAAGGAACTGTTAGCCGAGCTACGAGCAGGATTAAGAAGAATGAGGATGCTAAATGTGAGCATTGCGACAAAATTTCTTTACGGGCGTGGGAGCAAAATCAAGAGGATTCCGTTTTAATTACAACCCACAACAATATCATATCGGATTCAAAGGCAGACATTAAGAAGCTCGGAGCTGAGTTAGAAGACAAATATATCCCTGTAGATGTGCAAGACTTTGAACTGATTGAGCAATTGAAGTCTGTTGAAAGCGAGCTTAAATCCGTTCGTAGTCGTATTCGAGAGCAAACCAAGGTTTATAACAAACACGTCGCAGAAGTAACAAAAGCTCAGAAGGGGTATGACCTTATGCGTTTCTGGGAGACCGCTTTTTCCGAGCAAGGTCTTATCAAATATATCATCAGAAACATATTATCCTTCTTTAATGAGAGGGCAAACTACTACCTAGGGTTTCTCACTGCAGGGGCGTTTAGTATTGAGTTTTCTGAGGTACTTCAAGAAGACATAAAGAACAAGGGAACTCAGGCGTACTTCCATTCTTTGTCTGGAGGCGAGAAGAAGAAAGTATCCTTAGCAGTTATGTTAGCGTTAAACGACCTGTTATTGCTTACAGGTAAAGAGCGCTCCAATGTGGTATTCTTTGATGAAATTGCGGATTCTCTTGATGAAGAGGGTATTAAAGGTTTGTATGAACTAATACAACACATTACAGCCACAAAGAGATTGTTTTTAATTACACATAATGATTACTTAGCGTCTTTAATAGAAGACTGGTCGGATGTTTTGGAGGTTACAAAACGTCGACACATAACTAAGATTAAAAAATTATAATGGGACTTTACCACCATAAATGTGAAGAGCACGGAATCTTCGAAGTATTCACTACGTCCTGGGCTGAGTATGATGAGCTCACAGAGGTGTACGGAAGAACGGAGGATAACACTTTGACGGTGCCGTGCCCGGACTGTAGTGGTGTGTCCCGCAGAGACTACTCCCAAGGGGTGGCACACGGGCAAGTTAAAGGTGGGTCTTTGTATGCTACTGAAAATTATCGTCGGGGTGCCGAAGAAAATTGGTTGCGGAATGAAGTTAAAAACACCAAGGAGATTGTGCATGGACAAAAAGAAGGCGCTAAAAGCCCTTACAGCAACTATACTGTGAAAGACGATGTTACCCCGGAGTCTATGGGGATGAAGAAAGTTAGCATGGACGAAGCAAAGCAGCGGGGAGAAGCTGCAAAGAAATCTACTGGGAAACAACAAGAAAAAGTGGACAAAGCACGGAAACAAACTTCTCACGATAAATGAAAATTTTAAACACGTCGGACAACCCTAACCCAGAGTATAAAACCGAAGGGTCTGCCGGATTTGACATTGCTGTGTCTAAAACTACGGTTATATCGAGTGCTTCCGCTTCTTTGGTGCCAACCGGTATCCATGTCATTATCCCGCAGGGCTATGAAGGACAGCTGCGACTGCGTAGCTCGATGTGGAAAAAGGCTGTGATTATGCCTAATGCGCCCGGGACAATTGACTCAGACTACCGAGGAGAGATTAAAATCCCTATCCGTAATGTAGCCCCCTATCAATCTATAACTCTAGAAAAGGGTGAGCGAATTGCACAGTTAGTAATTTCAAAAGTGTCTCAAAAAAACCTAGAATATGTAACCGCTGAGGAGTTCTCATCTTACGACGAAACGTTGAGAGGGTCCGGCGGTTTTGGAAGTACAGGCTCCGGAATCCCTTGCACTGGACTATAATAGGTCGTGGCTTACAAATTCCAAGATTCGATACAGCGCGGTATATTATATTTAGCGAAATCTGACGAGCAGTTTCTGCTCCAGATTATGCCTATGGTGAAGTCGGAGTATTTCGAGTTCCCGTCTCATCAAAAAATGTATACCGTTCTCAATGAGTTCTTCTTAACCTATAAGAAGCTTCCCACGAATGACCAACTACTAGAAGAGACTAAAAATATCCTTGCGTCTCATGAGTTATTTGGGGATTATCGGGACGAGCTAGAGAGCATTAATTGTTTAGACGAGACATCTATTGATAACCAAGAATACTATTTAGATTTGGTTGAGGAGTTTGCAAAAGAGCAGGCGATTAAAGACGCTATTCTTAAATCCGTAGACCACCTCAAAAAGAAAAATTATGGTGCCATTGAGGAGGAAGTGCGAGGAGCATTTTCCGTTAATAGAAATGTTGACCTTGGTACCGATTACTTTACTGACATCCGGGAACGGTGGGTAAGGTTAAACAACTCATCTCTTGAGCCTAAATTTAGAACCCCCTTCGAAACCGTGAATGAAGCGTTAGAAGGTGGAATGGCGCATAAAGAGATGGCGATGGTGGTCGCACCTCCTGGAGTCGGCAAATCTTTGTTTTTAGCTAATCAAGCGGCAAGGTCTGTCTTGGATGGTCACAACGTTCTGTATATCTCCCTTGAAATGGCAGAAGACAGAGTGGCGCAACGTTTGGATAGTATCTTTACTCGCATTAAGCAGAGGGAACTGTCTGAACGTGTTGACGACATTGAGGAGCGGCTCACCATCATTTCCAAGCAATGGGAAAACCGTGGGAAGTTGGTTATTAAAGAATTTCCTACTAAGAGACTTTCAGTTACAGGACTTAGGGCGTTCCTAAACCAGTTAAAGAACTACGAAGACTTCACCCCAGACGTAATTGTTATGGACTATCTGGAGTTGATGAAAACTGAAAAAGATATGGCGGAGTACCAAGGACAAGAGCGGTTGGCTCAAGAGCTCCGAGGCATCGCCAGTGAGTATGAGGTGTTAGTTTGGACCGCAACACAAACTAACCGTGAGGGTAAAAAAGTTAATATTATTACAGATGCAGAGTTAGCGGATTCGTACGGAAAGATTCGTGTTTGTGATTTAGTGTTCTCCATCAATCAAACCGAGCAAGAGTTTGATGGAGGGGAAGCACGTTTATACTTAATGAAATCTCGTAATGGACGAGCGCGATTTGTCGTACCGATTTCCATTGATTACACCAGACTAGTTATTAACCAAGGAGTTAGAGATGCCACCGCGCAAAGTTAAAAAATGGAATCACCCCGAAACCTTAAATGTAGGGTATAAAGTTTTTAAAATAGTGCAGAAGAGTCTGGAGAAGGATAACCTGTACGGCTGTGCAGAAATGTCTAAAGCTTTAATTACGATTGACCCAGACCAATCCCCTGTGGATTATAGAGGTACCCTACTACATGAGATGCTTCATGTGGGCTACGAGATATTTGGGCTAGGGGATGATGATGAGATGCCCACCATCGGTAATGAGTTTTTAGTAACCATTACATCTAATATGATGCAGCTTTTCGCCACCCAAAACCCCGAACTTTTTAAATTTATTTTTGATAATGAATGATATACAAAAAACATACGAACATTTAGAAGATACCTATCTGGATATCGTCAAACGGTATCTGAATGTATCGGAAACAAATGTAGACACCGCCCTGTACCAGCATACGGGAGTATTCGCCTTCTTTGGCGCAGTTCTTGCATACGCCAAAAGAGAAATGGACCGCGCTGGAAGTGCGCGTGACCGGGAAGAGGCATCTGTACGTGAAGCCCGCAGAGCTGAAATGGTTTCTGAAGGCAAACGTGCTACCGACCGAGCCCTGGACGCTTACGTTATAACAGTAAGCACTGTGAGAGATAAGCAAGATAAATTTGAGACCTCATCACATAAGTACCACCTTGCTAAAAACATTCTAAACTCCTTAGACCACCAAAAGGATATGCTGGTCCAGATTTCGGCAAATAAACGAGCTGAGACAAAACTTGTGAGTGAAACTCAAGGTCACTAGACTATAATACGAAGTAGGGATAAGGTTCCCTGCATTAACATTTTAACGAATAAAACCATGGTAAACATAGACGAACTTAAAAAGAAGTACGAGCAGATTCAAAATGCTCAAACACCGGGTGGGAATAGCGATTTCCTCAAAAAGTTTTTCATGATGGAAGAGGGCACTTCTGTAGTGCGCGTACTTCCTGGGAAAGACGAAGAGGAGTTCTATTCAGAAACCGCCATTCACCGTATCAACGACAAGAATCATCACTGCCCTCGGGTTAAGGGTGAGGACTGCCCTGTATGCGACCTTTACTACCGACTTTGGAAAGTAGAGGGTCCTATGAAGGACGAAGCTCAAGACCTTGCGAGGCAGATTAAGCCCCGTAAGCGTTACTACTTAAATGTTGTTGACCGGCGCGACGAGTCTGTTAAGATTCTCTCGGTTGGCATGAAGCTGTTTGGAAAGATTCTAGACTGTTTCTTTGATGAGGACTATGGGGATATTACAGACTTGGACTCCGGTTGGGACTTTAAGATTGTTAAGGACACTCAAGGTCAATGGCCGAACTACGATAAGTCTTCTCCAAAGCCGAAGCAAACTTCTGCTGGGACTAAGAAGCAAGTAGCTGAGTGGATGGATGAATTGCATGATATCGGAGGACTCATTAAAGTTGCTGGGTATGATGATTTGAAGAGGATGGCTGTCGAAATGGAAGGGCTTGTAATGGACCGACCTGCCGGGAATGAATATTCTGAAGACTCCTCAAAAGGTGGCGATGAAGATTACATTGCGCATCTAAAAGACTTGAAAGTGGATTGATGAATTTCGGATTTTCAATCCGTGAAAATAAAGAGCATGGGGGCGACCTAGTCGCCCTCAACTCACTTATGGATGGGTTGAAAGAATTAGGGCATCGCGTCTTCACTGGACCTAATGCCACTTCCCTTATAAAAAGTGATTATATATTTCTAACCAACCTCTGCCAGTATCAGCTTCATCAGTACCACGGCACCCCCTTGGAGGAGAAAAAGAAACCATTTGGACTGATAACCTTCCAAGAAGATTTTGGGACGTACTATCCTATGATGATGAATTTTCTTAATTATCTTGTATTGTGCGAAAAGGCGTGCGGACCGCGTCTGGCACCTACGCGAGATGAGGGGGGAATTCTTTGGGATATTGACCATCTTTTTGAAGCACCCGAAATTTTAACTACGTTTAGAGGAAGTGTAGACCAGAGCGGATTTGGAAGTATTGAATATTTTAATAGGGAGTTATATCAGCGCGCTAGGGCTGTGTTTACGAGCGGACCTTTTGAGGATAAGCACGTTAAAAAATGTTTTCCCACCACAAAGTCTCACCCAGTCCTATGGACGGCAGGGAATGCGGCGAAGATGGATGATGCCGATGATTCCTTTTTAAAATTAACGGGACTTAAAAGCGGGGAATATGTGTTACAAGTAGGGCGTCTCGAACCTCGTAAGAACCAGCCGGGAAGTATCATGGCTATGAAAGATGTAGATATCCCCTTAGTGTTTATTACCCCCACATTGTATGACCCGCTCATGCTGGATTGGATTAAGAGTGTCGCAGTAAACGTGAGAAAAGCTCCCACAATCATTCTCTCTCAAGACCTCCCATCAGAAAAAACTGGGAACTATCAGTGTATGGGCAATGAGGGTGAGCTATTCCCTTGGGAGACAGTAGCCGGAGCATACCAAAATGCCGGGTTGCATTTACACCCCGCATGGCACGAACTGCCCGGTCTTACTTACTTAGAGGCTGCTAAGTGCAACCTCCCTCAAGTGGCTAGTAACTGGACGGGTATTAAGGATTATTTTAAAAGCGACGCGCAGTATGATGAGACTTTAAACGGTCGCGTTAAATACGTTGACCCTTATAACTTGACTGCTATTAAAGATGCGGTTGTAGAACAATTTGGGAAAAAGTTTCCGGAAATGGACCATACAATCTTTAATAGAACAAAGGTAGATTTAGCAAACGACTACCTTAAACACATACAATGAAAACTGCATTTATTACTGGAATTACGGGGCAAGATGGCTCCTACCTCGCCGAACTTCTTTTGGAGAAGGGGTATACTGTTGTTGGTTTAGTTAGGAGGGTTTCTACTGAAAATACTCAGCGTATATCTCATATTGAGTCGGAGCGGTTGACCTTGGTTGAGGGAGATGTTACTGATTTATCGTGCTTGATGCATTTAATGCAGACCCACAAACCAGACGAGGTTTATAACCTTGCAGCCCAGAGCTTTGTTATGGATTCATTTACGGAGCCTGTGCACACTTCTCAGGTAAACGGCATAGGCGCTTTGAATATTTTGGAGGCAGTACGGCTTATGCATCCTGAGGCTAAGGTGTACCAAGCCTCTACCAGTGAGATGTTTGGACAGGTGCGAGAAACACCCCAAACTGAAAACACTCCATTCCACCCACGCTCCCCCTATGGGGTGGCTAAAACGTACGCTCACTACATGGTACAAAACTATCGGGAGAGCTATGATATGCATGCGTGCTGCGGGATTTTATTTAATCATGAATCCCCGAGAAGGGGCGAAGAATTTGTTACCCGAAAAATTACAAAAGCTGTAGCCCGTATCGCACACGACAAACAAAACACCCTGCGTTTGGGAAACTTGGATGCGAGACGGGATTGGGGGTACGCACCTGACTATGTTGAAGCGATGTGGTTAATGCTGCAACAGGACGACCCTGAGGATTATGTTATCGCTACGGGAGAGGCACACACTGTTAGGGAATTTTGTGAAATTGCTTTTAAACATGTAGGATTGTGCATGACCCAGCACGTGACAGTAGACCCGAAGTTTTTTAGACCTGCAGAAGTGGAAATCCTGTTAGGAGATAACACAAAAGCTAAAGAAATTTTGGGGTGGTCCCCGAGGCACACATTCGTACACTTGGTTCAGTCGATGGTTGAGGCAGACATGGAGGAGGTTAAGAATGAAATATCCGTTAATGGCTGATTGTATCTCCGCCGAAGAAAAACAAGTTATTGCCGATTTTATCTTAACATCTGATAGATACACCCAAGGTCCTAAAACTAAAGAATTTGAAGAGGCGTGGTCCAGATGGCTCGGTACGAAGTATTCTATATTTGTAGGGTCTGGGAGTGCTGCCAACCTTCTTATTCTATCGGCAGTTAAAGAGCTTTTCTTTGAGCATAAAACTCCTAGAATTTTAACATCTGTCTGCACGTGGTCGACCAACATTTCATCATGTATGCAAATGCAGTACGACATTGTTTTCGCTGACATGGACAAACATGATTATGGGATAGACGTATCCAATATAGAAGGTGATGTGGATATAGTTTTGGTTACCCATTTAATGGGAATACCTTCGAACCTAAGAGCTATTAAACAGAGATTCCCAAAGGCACTTATTATTGAAGACTGTTGTGAATCCCACGGGGCAGTTTACGAAGGGCAGAAAGTGGGGACTCACGGCTTGGCGTCGTCTTTTAGTTTTTACTTCGGTCATCACATGACTACCATTGAAGGTGGGATGATTGGCACTAATGATAGGCAATTATATAATCTTCTCTTAGCGAAAAGGTCCCATGGAATGAGTAGAGAAATGCAGAAGGATGTTCGTGACAGCTACTCCGAGATGTTTCCGGATGTAGACCCACAGTTTTTATTCGTGACTGACGGGTTTAACTCGCGCGCTTCTGATTTGCAAGCTGTTATAGGCTTGGGACAGATAGAAAAGCTAGACAATTCTATTGCAGCTCGTTCTGCCAACTATGCTCGTTTTAAAGAGATGGTTGAACGTATTGCTGGCGGCAATCTTGAGCTTCCTAAGGGGGAAGGTAACTCATCATTTTGTTTACCGTTTGTATGTAAAACTGTCGCGATGCGTAGGGACCTTAAAAATGCGATGCATCAAGGAGGGATTGAGACTCGTCCGTTCTTAGTCGGTAACGTCATGCGTCAACCTTTTATGCGAGCTTATAAAGCGCCAGTCGTGCCTAACGCAGAACATATGCATCACAAGGCATTTTACATTGGAAATCATCCCTATTTAGATGATTCTTTCTTTACCACTTTAGGAGGTATTTTAAGTGAATATTTTAATCTGTACGATAGTTAGAGATAGAGTTCAAGCTCTGCCAAAATGGAAGTCTCAGATGGAGGCTCTGATTAAGGCATTGCCGGATTATACTTTTGATGTGGCTGTCTATGAAAATGATTCGAAGGATGGTTCAGATAAGTTTATAGAGAAGGTTAAGGTAGAAGGTGCTTCTAAGTTGTTTGCCAAAACGGAAGAGTTAGGGACAACCTACTACGAAAGCGTCCACTCTATGGAGCGTGTTGATTTATTGGCTAAAGCCAGAAACGCTTGTATGTCTCTACCCGGTAATCTAGAAAAGTATACTAGTATCTTATGGATTGAACCAGACATCATTTACAGTACGGAAGATGCGGTGAAAATTATAACAGTCGCTATAGAGGAGAAATTTGATATTCTTAGCCCATTAAGCTGGATGCGGAAACCTGGAGTTATTTATGATACATGGGCGACTAGACCACCTCAAGCCCCTGTAAGCTACATCCACGGAGAGTTCATTATACCGTTGTTTTCTACGTTCAACTGTTTTTGTATCTACAACGCACAGCCTTTTATTGAGGGTGTTGAGTTTTCGGGAGGTGATTGCGATACCGTTCAAATATGTGCGTCCTTTCGAGAGAATGGCTATGTTCGAATTGCCGCGTTGAAAGATTGCTGGGTTCATCACGTTGAGAACCTAACTGACCCTATTTTTAAATAATGGAAAAAAAGAAATTAAACATACTTGTCTGCCCTTCCAATGAGGGGGGCTGTGCCTACTATAGGATTATTATGCCTATGCAGAAGCTTCAAGAACTCTACCCTGAGGAGGTAGAGATTCGTGTAGACATGAATCCTTTGGGGTGGGATAAGGAGGAGATGCAGAAGCAAAAAAAGAAAGGCATCGTGCTTAAGGATTGGACCGATGAAAATTTTAAATGGGCGGATGTGGTCTTTACGCAGAACATTCACAACTATGGGGGTGAGTATACTATTCAGATGTTACAAAAAGCAGCTGAGATGAACAAGCTCACGCACTACGACAATGATGATTTGCTAACTGATTTGTATGAAGGACATAGACTCTACGATGTATACAAAGAAAATAAGCTATCCGAGATGACCAAATATCTTTACAGTTTTGTAGACATAGTTAGTGTAACACAAAGAAAGTTTGCTGAGCGAATTGCCCCGTTTGTAGGGCGTGCATTGGTAATTATTAAGAACGCTATCGACTATAACCTTCCATGTTGGAATGGAGAGCGTCAACCACACCCTAGAAAAAAACTTACCCGCGTTGGGTGGGTAGGAGGCATACACCACGAAGAAGATGTTAGAGAGTTTCCCGGGGTAGTTATGAATGTTAACACTAAGGTAGGTCCTGAGAATATTCACTGGGGTTGGTATGGACGCCCCCCGATGCCTATGAAGGAAGGAAAGCCGGACCCGGATTGGCAGCAGGATGTGTGGGATAACTATGAAAAGATTTTAACTAGGGGTATTAGACATAAAAACTATAACGTTTATGGCGCAGCGCCTGGAGACCAGTACGGATATATGTACACCAATATTGATGTAGCCATAGCTCCACTTCAAATGAACAATTTCAATGATTCTAAGTCGGAGATTAAGGTAGCAGAATGTGGGCGTTATGGAGTACCTTTAATCGCCAGCAATGTAGGGTGTTAT